CGTTTGATGTCGCCTCCGTAAACTTGCCGGTCTCCAACTCAACAGCAATCCTCTCTATCTCACGAGTCTGAAATGTATTGATGTCATACTCCTCCTCCAATTCTTCTAGCATATTTACGATGAGCGCAGACATCTCTGTACTCTTATTTGTATATCTGATATCCACTCCTACGACAACTTCAAATTTAAGGTTTTAAGGAGTTAATGAGTATGTTTTGACTCCTTTTTTTTCTCTATTTATATATATATGGAAATACGAGACAATGAAAATAAAGTCATCAATTACGAGAAATATGAATATGTAGAGGTGATGCAAGCCAAAGAGTTCATAAAACCAACTGACAGAGTTCTTGAACTGGGAGCAAGATGGGGAGGAGTTAGTGTAACCACCAATCAAATTTTAGAAGATAAGGAGAAGCATTATGTCGTAGAATGTGATCCTTCTGTTTGGGAAGCATTAGAGTCTAATAAAATTAAAAATAATTGCTCATTTAATATAATAAAAGGAGTTATTTCTAATAAAAAGATGTCACTAAAAGGACGAGGTTTAGCCACTCATACAATTGAAGATAAGGATGGAGAGATCCCCAACTTTCCTATACCGGATGTAGATTTTAATGTATTAATTGCAGATTGTGAAGGATTTATTGAGCAATTTTATGATGAAAATAAAGAGTTCTTCAAAGGATTAAGACTCATACTCCTTGAAAAAGATAGAGCAGATTATTGTGATTATGATAGAATATTTAAAGAGTTTAAGGAACTCGGATTTAAACAAATAAATCCCAAATTTAGATTTCATACTGTTTGGATTAAAGGACATCTTTAACTCCAATTAACAAATTGTTAATTCAAATTAATCAATAAAATAAATTATTGACATTACAAAAATAAAAAATAAAAACAAATAAAAAAAGGATATCTTTATTGATAAGACATCTTTAATTACAATTAACAAATTGTTAATTACAATTAATATAAAAATAAAATTATTCACATTACAAAATAAAAAATAAAAACAAATTAAAAAAAGGATATCTTTGTTAATTCAAATTAACATATTGTTAATTCAATTAACAACTTATTTACCCATAATATCTTTATGAGCTTTATTGACACTCATACCCTTTCTTATTCTAATCATCATCTTCATTCTGTGCGACTTCTTTTCCGCAGCAGACATCTCTAATTTATCCATATGTTTTTTCAAATCTGCTTTCTGTTTATCAGATAATTTACCACCCATAGGTTTTGCCTTGGGTTTTGATTGAGTCATTGGAGTTGAAGAACCGTAAGCCATTATAATTAATATTAGAAAATTATATTTATTCTTGTTTTGTATAAATCTTTTGTTGAGTATTTACACTATGTCCTCTAACTTTTGAATCTTTTTCCATATCGTTGTAAATTTGCTTTTTATTAGCATATTTACTTGATAAAAATGCTTTTGTCAACATAGTACTCCCTAATTTTTTACCCATATATTTATTACTATATTTAATCAATATTTGTGATATCATATTTCTTGAATAAGGTTTTCCATCCATCTTTTTAAACATAACACCATAACCATTTCTTTTAATATATCTCCTTAATAATTGTTTTAATGCGACATCTTCAACTTCTATAATATTTTGTCCATAAGTTTTATTTGTTTTATAATCATTCAAAACTAATTTGATATCTTTTCTTGAATTAACTAAATAATTAATACTATTATCTTTTATATTTTTATAATCACTACCTTTTATTGCTTTCATCCCAGCTATATCATTTCTCAAAGGGAGCTTATGATATATATTAAACATGATATATGCTTGGTATAGTTCGTTTTCAGTTGGTGACATAGGTTCAGTCGCTTTTAAGAGAGGCTTAATCTCAACTTCAATTTTACGGATCATTTTTCCGATCTCTTCGCTTGATGTGAAATTACTTTTCTGCTTATCTGATATAATTCCAGACTCTTGTTCTTTATTATATCTGTCTGAATATTCTTGCAATTTTTTACTATAATTATCAATTATGTCTTTTTTAGCATCTATTGCTCTCAAATATACAATTGCAGCAGTTATGTAATTCTTTTGCGTAGTAAAATGAAGATCTTTAAGTTTCTCATAAACATCCGCTGGACTATTCAAAAACTTGAAAGAACTTTCACCAAAAAGAAGTCTTAACTTATGTAAGTTCTTCACATATATATTTAGTGTAGATTCTTTTATTTTATCTCCTTTATATTTTTTAATTGCTTCCATTATATATATATAATATTATATATTTTAAATAAAATTTAGGCGTTTATATTCAATTGCTTCTTCTGTGGAACTTTTTAAATAGTTTTACGCGAAATAGCACGACATCTGTCCGTTCTCAATAGTAGCAACCTTCAATAACTCTAACCATACACGGAGAGTATATGTTCCAGCTGGGACTGTATTTTTATACACGAGGTCAATACCCTTGTTATTAATTCTCTCACCACGATTGAGACGGAAGGCAGTCCATCTGAAACGACCACCAAGACCAGTACTCACTAACTGCTGGTCATGTCCTTCAAATGTAGCAGTAGTCAATCCACTCCTTCCATTAGCAGCCTCTGGAACAGCAGTTCCGGGGTTGTAATACTCATCACGAGATATCATAGGAATGCCACCTTCTGCGCTCGCGGTAGTTTGGAAGAGGGTTGCATCATTACTACGGTCAACAGAGAATAAATAGCGGTCATTATATAAGAGATTGGTGGTGAGTTTGCTATTATTAGTGGTAGGACAAGCAGCAACATATCCATTCAACATACTCTGTGATATTAGATTAGCATTGGGTTGAAGACCAAAGAACACCTTTGAGACGAGGCGACCATTACCACCACATGAGAAGGTTAAATCACTGAAAGCAGCTTGGTTACCAGTTCTCTTGGCAAGTCTGTAATCTTCGTACTGGAATACTAATTTAGGATTCTGTGCGGCATAAGCAGCCATAATATTACCATCATAGGAGATAGAATCATATACTAATTTGACTTGGTCTTCTGTGATATTATATTCAACAGCACTCGTTTGACCATTAGCACAGCACATACGAATAGAGTTTGATGCTCCCGAAAGAGAAGAAAGAGTATCTTGGAAAGTAATATCAATGTGAATCTCTTCATCAATCATAAATGCTGGGAGCTGATTGGTCTTCAAGAAGGGGAAAAGGTCAGAGAGGTATACAGAATATACTGGGGCATCAGCAATAGTTCCAGCATCCGAAGCATCGTGGATTTGGAAAGGCAAGAGCTGCATAGGGTGAGCGCCAGCACCGGAAACAGTTGGGGTTTTACCGAGACTTAAACCATACTCGGAAGCACTGTTGGGAGTATCATCTGCATCAGCACCAAGATCTAAATCTTCATAGACTGGTGCGTGATTGATACATCTCTGCGATAAGAACTGTTCTCTCTCCCTATTATTCTCATTAGAGATAAATAAAGACTGGTATGCGTGGTAATCAGCGTAATCCTCAATAGCACAAATTTGCTTATTGCCAACTAAAAGCTGTGCTGATTTAATCAAAGAACTAACTCCGATATTTAATGGGTAAAAGGCACGAGTATTAGTCACCGGAGTGATAGCAAGAGTTATCTTACTGTTAGAGTGAAGGAAACCAGCAACACGTTGGAGAGTAAATCGTACTCTTTTCTGCGAGAAAGTGACTGGGTCAATCACGTCAGTAGTAAGGGTCTGTCCATAGGATGTGGGAATCTGTCCTATTTTCATCAGATCCGGAATACGATCTTCTGTAACATCATTCTGCATTGTCATAGCATCAGTTTGAGTATCCATTTTATAATATTAGTTATAAAATAAATTTGGAAAAAGATTTTGATTTTTATTTATTGTATAGTTATAAACTAAAATCAATTATAAAAGATGTCTTATTTTCTGTTACTTTATTTATTTTATTTATAGGTTTATTTTCATTTTTATTTATTTCATTGATATCTAAATTATTATCTTCTATTTCAATGATATCTTCATTTTTTACTTCACTATCTTTAAATACTTTTTGTTTCTCATACCATAATTTTGTTCTAATTCTTGCCTTTTCACGATTCCCCGGTCTATTTATATATTGCTTATAATAATTCTTATAATAGTCTTTATTATTATGATATCTTTTATTTAATCTTTTATTATGTTTTAATCTTTCTATTTCATATTTTTCCAGATTATTTACTTTTAAATTTGAATAATAGTCTCTTCTTTGCTTATTTAAATAATCTCTATATTTCCTATATTCTTGGGGATATTCATTCTTAAAATATTCTAAATATTCAGTTCTTGTACTATATTCATCTTTAAATCTCCCATTTGAATATTTGTAATAAAAATCCTTCCATTCCATATAACTTTATTTATATTAAATATTTAAATATTTACTGTATGACTTGCACACCAGCCATAGCATCATAGGCAACAACAACCTTACTCTTAACAAATAAGTATGCCGATACTGGATTCCCGTCGGCCAACCCATTAGTCATTTGGATAGAAAATTGGGAACGAGAGAAATCAACACCCTCCGAGTCTAACATATCGTATAGGACTCCTACACCATAGAGACCTCCGCACTCTGGCATAAGTCTGTATCCAGTGGTCACATTTTGGTCAACTGTGAAACTTCTGTTAGAGACCAAGGGACCAGCACCAGTTCTATTGTGCTGTGATTCCGGAATGATAGAGTGTAAGAAACTCTTAATTACTTGGGCATCAACAACCGTAGTCGCATTAGTGGTTGAATTATAGACCGAATCAACTTCAAAGGCGAGTGGGAATCTCTCACCATTTTTGAGGAATGATATTGTTTCTAAATTTGCGAGTGTGCCATTTGCTTGACTTGGCATATAGGTTAAATACCCATCTTGCGATAAATTATTCACAAAAGAACTTGGTACAAAATTAACAAAAGCACCAAGAACCTTGGATAATCCAAGATTGTAATTAATAATAGAGTTGGTAGATTCTAATGTGGAGAAGTACGAGCTAATAGAGTTGAATGACCAAGCACCTTGGTCCGGTGACTCATCTCCAACATCAACTTCACAAGTAAGTTCAACATTAGTTAACTCGTAGAATGCTTCCGATACATTCGTAAGAGTAGCATCACTTGAATAGAAGAACTGTGAGTCTGGTGCTAAATGAATCTCTATTTCAAGGGGAACTTTTGATAAGGGTAGTTTATCAGCCCCAAGGGTCATTCCGGATGGTAGTGGGATAGAGAAAGGAGATGCCTTGGTATTGCGGATAACAGTATCACGGAACACTCGGTAGTTAGAGTTAATCAAAGCACTCTCCGATAAGTGACCAGTTTGGTCTTGAAGACCACTCATAACCGGTAAGAAGGAGGACATAAAGCGACCATAGTGTCTTATATGTTCAAGAACTTGCTTCGTTTCGGCGTGTCGGAACACAAGCTGATCTATGATACCAAATGCTCCCAATTTGTGAGAAGCTCTTAATTCCGGAGCAAGTGCATCTGTGGGGCGAGTAGTCCCAGCAGCATTACTAAATATATCTAAATCACCGGAGATTCTAATAGTGTCAAGGTCAAGCATTGCATCTTGCCGGCCAAGGACTATCGTAACAATAGGATTGCCACCCTTGTGAGATATTTTACCAGTGGCTGGAACATTACTCGGCTGAATAGTAAGGTATTTCTTTTCAGACATTTATAATTTAACAAACAAAAAAAAAATAAATAAAAAAATTGTAGAAAAATACTTAAATTTGAATTAAAGATGTAGAATTATTACGTAAATAAAATGGAAATTGAAGGATTTGAGAATTATCTTATTTATGAAGATGGTTCAGTTTATTCTAAAAAAACAAAAAGATATTTGAAAAGTTGTGTAAATAAGGGTTATTTAATTCTTAATCTTTGTAAAGATGGAAAAGCGAAACAATTTCAAATACATAGATTAGTTGCTACCCATTATATCCCCAATCCCCATAATTATGAAGAAGTAGATCATATTGATAGAGATAAATATAATAATCATCTCTATAATTTAAGATGGGTAAATCATTCTATGAATCAACAGAATATAGATGTTCAAAAGAACAATAAATTGGGAATCAAAAATATATCTCCAACAAAAGATGGATATATCTTTGTGAAATTAATTAATCGTAAAAGACATTGTAAATGGTTTAAAACTCTTGAAGAAGCAATTAAATATAAGGAAGAATATTTACAGAGAAACAACAACGCTGTCACCCTTAATACTAATTCTACGGACGTGATATATAAATGCCATTAAGAGCTT